CCTATCGCAATGTTTATTCTGTTCTTAGCCATCTAGCCCTTTTTTAGCTTTAAAGTTGTCAATTATATCCTTCATCTGCTCAAAGTCAGTACCCTCCCAGGGGAAGCGAGCAATTTTCTCTAATGGTATTTGCTTTTTGGGGACATTCACTTGAACTATCCACCGTGCAATCCATCGGGCTTGCTCCCAACCCGTTTGGTAATTCCGTTCCTCTCGGTCAGCTTTCGCCTTTATCGCTATGCTGAACTCTCTTAGTGTAAGGTCATAATAATCTGGGATTGACCAGTAAGAACTTTGTTGTACTACCCAATCCCAGAAAATTACTTTTTTTCGGCTTCCCCTCCGCTAGTATTACCGTTGACTTTTTCCATTAAGGATTCCATCTGCTCGGTCATAATGTCGCTGACTTTTGCTATGCAGCTTGGATCATCATCGACTAGGTTCATAACTTCGTTTTCCGTTATTCTCTCATTGCTTTGCTGCTTTCTGTAACCAGCATTAATCGCAATGGGTAGAACCGTTAAAACAAGTGTCATGATACCTACTTGGTCAATGTGTTCAATCGACTTTCCAGTCTTTGCCTCAATCGCACTAAGTCCACTAATGGTCAAACGAAAAGGGAATGTTTTGTTATTTATTGTGATGGTATTCATAATCTATTAAGATACTGTGCCTTTAGTTACTGTGCCAGTTGGTTTCAAAGATACCTCAAATCCTACTGCCGTGTCCATTTCCGCAGTTCTGCTTAAGCTAGTCACAAAAGCCGTGTAGCTATAACTTACATCGCCACTTACTGTACTTGCTACTAATACAGTTACAGATGTACCAGCTGCGTAAAGGTCATACAAGTCCTCATATCCGTATGTCGCATCTTCTGCAAAGTAACCACTTGCTGAAATTTCCGAACCTCGTAAACCTGCGATTACTTCTTCCTGACTTGAACTATCTTTTGTAGTTACGTCAATTGGACTCATTGAGTGAGACTCACTATGTTGTAATGCGTGTGTTAAAACTGTGCCACCGAAAGATATTTCTAAAATATTTCCGTTGAATTTTCCTGCTGTTGCCATTATTCGTTTTCGTTTTCTTTAATTTGTTTAAATTGTGTTTCATCGGTAGTTTCAGTTTCTTGACCTACTACCTCAAAGTCTTTATACGGATGCCCTTCATGAACACTTATAATAGTGCCTTTGGCTATCTTTTTCCCGTTAGGCTTTTTATGTGCCTTTGTTAGTCTTATTTTCATTTTATGTGTATTTATACCAAATTATGTAACCTTGTAGGGTGTAATATGCTCTCGTTTCTGGATCGTAGTCAACACTACTTTGGCTATCAAACCTCGCACGGCTAAAATCAAAACCCGTGTAGCTTCCAGTTGCTAAATCTAGTGCTTCTCGTGCTGCATCGGCTATCTCTATCGCTTCATTGTATCCGCTTGCATAAATGTCTACCTCTAGCAATAAGTCACCGATATTATTGGCTTGTTTGTCTGGTGTAGGTATTTGACCGCTTCGATTAAAAACGATATAAGGCAATGAACCATTCTGCGGAGCAATACCCCCGTAGATGTTACTACACAAATCAGTCAAATTACTGTTTGCCTTTAAAATATCCCCTATTGCATCTTCAAATGTCATCTGTATACTTCAAATCCTATTTCTCTTTCTAACTTTTCTAAGTATCGCAACGTCTTATCCGTTACCCTATTGCCCGTTGTCGCAGCTACTAAACTGTAAGTCCTTCTAATAAAGTGCTGCGCTTTTATACCATTTGTTGTACCGTAGTTTAAGAAGTACCCATACCAGCCAGAACCAATGACCGCATCACTTTGTGAAGTTGTTTTCTTTTTAACCTTTGGACCAACGTAAACCGCTGGAAATTCCTCGCTTCTACCTTTAAACTTCTTTAAACTATTTCTAAGGTTGCCAGGCGGTATCTTTATGCTTCTATTTCTACTGTATTCGATAGTGTCTTTTGCTATTGGGGCAGTTTTACGCATTGTGTCCAAGATAGGTTGTGCTTGCCTAACGAATATCTTTTTCAACTCCTTAGACTTTACTCCATCCTCTAGCTTTTGGATGCTTCGTATAACCTCGTCAAAGCCCTCTATGTCAATGCTAAAATCCATTAATACTTAGTTATCGTCTCAATTTCCAAACGCTCTCTACCTAATTCTCTAATGCCTCGTATCTCGTAGGTTACACCATCCAACAATAGCTGGTCCTTTAAAGTCAAACCTGATACTGGTCGTGCCGTTTTCCAAATCGTATATCTATCGCCAGTATTCTTGTCTTGCTCCATTCCCTCTGACACTCTTTTATCTTGCTTGCTCATATAGCATTTCTGCCACTCTGCAAACGTCTCAACTGGCGCATGACTCGCATCACTTGTCACCGTTGGGCGCATGATTGTAACTAGCCGTGTATATCTACCAATATCCCACATTATCCAAAGTCTTTTAAACTGTTATTCGCTAGTATCATGTCAACGCTCTGTGGTATCTTATTCTCGTTTACGCTCATCCCTGCCGTTTGACTGTTTCGATTGTTGAACGCATCCGCTACCAATATCTTTAAGCAATGGATCAAGTCGTCTGGAATGTCAAATTGATTCGAATATCCAGCCGTGAAAGCTATCTCAATTGCATCGTATCGGTTATCTTGCAAGGTTGGTTTTTCTAAAAACTTTATCCTCGCAAAGTTGCCATTGATTGAATAGAAATAATCCGTTCCATCAACCATCGTCTGTTGCACACCATCAGCATCATAGTATTTAATACTATCAAGTGACGTTACTGGGTGCATCTTTATCTTTATATCACAATCATCTTTGTAATTGCGGTAGTCTCGGTAATAGTGGTGATTGTAGCTATATTCTCCGTTGTAGTTGTTCCAGTCATCCAAATAAGCCGTATAGCTTGCACTTTGTATAACTTTCCAAGTACGCTGAAAAACGAACTCACAAGCCGAATCAACATAGCTAGCCACTAGGCTATTCTCATCGTCATACCCCAATAGCCTTAGATGCGTTTTAACGGCTTCTAATCCTATCGCTAACCCTGCTGGCTTCTGTGTTCTTACTATTCTCATATCGCTTTAAAATAAGGGGCTAGGCTTTCCAGCTTCGCCCCCATCACATTTATTACCTACCTCTCAGTTTTCGCTTTTCTACCTTGCTTCTTTTCGGCTTTTATCTCGGTAGCAAATCCAGACTCAACTAGTTCTTTGCCTAGCTTGTTAGATATTTCCACTTCTTGACCTTTATAAGCCAATACGCCAAATTGAAACAAAGGTTGTTTTGCTATTACCTTCATTATGCAGTCAATGAAGTGAATTTAACAAATGCAGCACCTTGTACTAGTGACCAGTCCACGTTAGAGTTTACAACCAATCTTACTTGGTCGTTACCAGCTACTGTGTAAGGATCAACCAAGATGTTAAGTCCGCCCCATCGGCCGAAATGAACTCTTGAGAAGTCTCCGAAGATACCATCTCCGCTCGTTCCAGCTACCTTAGTTGCTCCAGTACTGAAGAAAGCATTCATTCCGTTGATTGTGTATCGGTTGTAACCACCCTCTGTGATTGTTGGAGTGATACCAGCTACATTAACACCAGCTAATGCGTCAGCAATTAACTCAGTTGAAAGAATGTAAGAGTGGTTTCCAGTCAATCCGTGATCGTTAGCAACGGTACGCATTGCACTCAACAAATCTTTAGGTACTGATACACCATAAGAGTGTGAAGCCTCCTCAGTAAATGTCAATACTCCAGATGTTGCAGCCAATGCGCCTGGTGCGTTAGATACTGATGCAGTTGAGAACATAGCCGTGTTAATCAACTCAGCTTCGCTGCGTCCTAGGTCAGTCATTACTGCGTTCATTGCGGCGGTTCCGTTTTGTGCTAGAACTCGGTTAGAAACATCTACATAACCTGTCAAACGTACTGGTGCAAGTGTGTCCTTAGTGAAGTTAGCCCCACCATCAGCAGCAGCACTATTCTCAGCAGTTGCCCAAGCAAGCGTTTGCTTTGCAGTTACTGGCAACTTCATGTCACCGCTTAAACCAGTATAAACATTGATACCTGGTACGTTAGCGTATACCGCATTCTCACGAAGTGCTTCAGTATATCTTCCGACAGTTACTGGCTGAATAGCCGAAGTGGTTTGATCAATATCAGTACGTTTCTCAGTATACTTGCTAGGGATTACAATTCGTAGTCCACCAGACTGAATACCAGCTTCACGTGCTTCGCTAACACCTTCACCAATCAATTCTGCTTCTGCTCCTTCCAATCGTCCTTTTTTAGCCAAGTCTCTAACCGCTTTGCCCATGTCGAAAGAACGTAGCATAGTGTTTTCATCTTTGCTAGTTTCTTGAACTCCTTGTGCTGGGTTAAAGTTTTGACCTTGGCGGCTTGCAACATCTTTAATTGCTGCTTCTCTCTTTTCTGCCTTTTCAATGTCATCAGAAAGTGTCTCCATACGCTCTACTAGGCCATCAAATTCCGTTGCATCTGCCTCGGTCATCTCTGAACCTTCGTATTTTTTGCGTAATTCCGTGATCTGAGAATCTACTGTAGATCGCTCCTCACGTAGTTGTTTTGAATTTTTCATTTAAATTTTCGCTCTTAATTGTTTGTATTTGCGCTCTGTATCAGTTACAGACCGCATATCTTCTTTCTTCTCAGCTTCTTTTGCTGATTCTAAATCTCTTTTTGCTACCGTTGTATCTGGGTAGGCTGGAACTGTTACTGGTCCTAACTCAATAAGTCGTTCAACTTGCTTAATGGTACGCTCATCCATTCCATCTTCGCCCTTTCTCCATTCCGTGCCGCTTTCTGATACCGTGAACATGAAACTAGACCCCTTTACATTGCCAACTCGCACATTTTCTAACAAGTCATTGCCAGCCGTTGTATTAGGTGCTTCAAACTCATATCGTAGCCCATAATCGTCAACCGATAACCGCAAAGTATCAGAATCTGCTCGTGCCAGCACGTTGTTAAAGTCATGGTTGAATGTCGCAATCACACCTGACATATCTACGTTATCAAATGCAGTACGTTCCATTTTTTCTCTAAACCAGCCTAAATTACTAGACCATTTGTTGAACACGGCACCATAGCCAGTAATTGTACGGCTTTCCGTGCCATCCTCGTTCATTCGTATTTCTATTGAGCTTTCAAAAGCTCTTTTTTCTGTATTACTCATTTCCCCCTCCATTATTAGGTTTATAATCGTCTCTTTCGTTAAAAGGTACTTGGTTGTTTATACTCAATAGGTAGTCATCAATACCACCTTGTAAATCTTCAAAGTTTCTCGCTTCGCTAGGCTTCAACCAACTGTTTTGGATGCCTTTTGCGTAGAACTCACCACGTGCAGCCATGTCACCTCGCATCAATCCATTAACGTCATAACGCCATTTGTATCTCATGCGCTGATCCTCTCGCAGTAACTTTTTATTTTCTTCCTCGAACTTGTGTACATAGTTCATTATTGTATACTGAACAAATTGAGTGTTGGTATTCTCCACGTTGTTATACTTTGCATCACCCATCTCATTCACTAAGTGAGTCGGTACGCCTAACATTGTAGCTATTTCCGCTTTTTGAAACTTTCTATCATCCAGGTATTGAGCATCCTGGTGGTTCATTTTTAATGGCACGTATTTTTGACCTTTGTCAAGTACTGGAGTCCCCATATTGTCAGCGCCCAAACTAACATTTGCCCAATTTTCTCGCAGATTTCGCTTAGTTTCCTCGTTCAAACTGCCTTCCAACTCCAAATATCCACTACTTAAAAACCCTTTATCATAGCTATTTTTGCCGTATTTCTGAGCCGATATAGTAGCCCCAAGTTGGTTTTTGTAGGCTTGAATTGGGTTAATACCCACATATCCATTGTGACTTAGCCCTTTAATGTGATACATATCTTCATAAAGTACCTTGATAGTACCTTTTTCTTGATATTGCACCTCATAAACTACCGCATCATCATACACGTATACTGTTACGTTATCTGGGTGTACTATGGAAAGTCCAATAGGTTGATATTGTGCATTTCTTCTTATTAGACTGTACCCGTTGCCGTAATTAATTACCGACTGCATCATGTACTCGTGCCAGTTGTAGCTATTCATGTTCTGATTAGCCATGTCAGTAATCAAAGGCACACTAGGGTTATCGTAGATTGTCTTTCTATCGTTTTCGGTTGTCTCAACCAAGTGTTTTGGTAGTCCTGAAATAGTACCAGCTAGAATCTGTGAGCATCTGTTCCAGCTTGCTATGCCGCTGACTGAATCAATATCGACACTTGACGTACCAAACCCATATCCATAAAAACTATTGTAATATGGATTGAGTTGGCTTGCTTGCCTTTTTTCTGCTCTCGTTATTTCTAGCCCTAGTATCTTCATTACTCTATTTCTTCTTCTTTCTCCACTAGATTGTACTGATTGTCTAATTCGTACTCTTTATCCGAATCGACATCTACACCCTCTAGTATTGCGGTAATGTACGCAGATCGTACACCGTTTATCTGGTTGGCTTTCGCTTGCAGTTCTGCTAGTTGTTTTTCTAGCCCTCTTAAAGTCTTTTTTTGCTTATCCGTAGTCTTAATCATACTTCCCAATCATTTGCAGTTGTACCATATTGTGCATCTTGCTGAGTTAAATAAAGCAAGCCAGCCGTTAAATTAGCTTTAACTATATCTTCTTGTGTTGGGTCAGTTGGATAGTTAATATCTAATGTTGCATAAAGAGCATTGACCTCTGCCCATGATAAAGACTTGCTGCTATTCCAATTCAATATGACCTGAGTGTATGTGTCGTTACCATCCTCGTCTTGGATTACATCGCCATTCTCATCTTTTGCAAGAACCAAATAGTAATATGCACCCTTTACGATCAATCCGCTATCGGTGTAAGTTGCATTGAATATCCCATTGTGTAGGATAGCTTGTTCGCCAGTCTTCGCATCTACTAAGACATCGCTTTTTGTTTTTACTGTTGCTAAAAATTCTATCATTTTTCTATACTTGTCCCCAAGCCGTGCCAGAATAATAATCTAGCTTCTTGGTTGTTGTGTTAAATATTAATAAACCCGTTGCAGGGCTTGAAATTGCATCTCTTTGTGTTGTGGTCATTCGTGGTAACAATGCACCCTGTGTAGTACTATCAATTTGAAACTTTGCACTAGCATCTATGCTTGTTGCTCCTATGCCTACGCTTCCTGAATTTGTTATTCTTGCAACTTCAACAAGACTATTTAGAGATGTGCCTGATACGCCTGATAAAGATGACTTGAATATAATATCCCCCCCATTAGCGTTTCCTGTACTTCGCCCACCTGATAACACTAAACTAGACCCTCTACCATTTGTAGTTCCAACAGCGTCTGTTGCATAAATACCAATAGCAGGTGACGCACCCCCTGCCCAATATTTGAACCTAATTTGGCTCTTATTCAAGATTTGTGATTGATTGCCTCCAGTAATAATTCTTATGCCGTTAGCTGAATCATAACCAAGTCCATTTAACCCTACTTCACTGTCTCCAATCTGAATTGCTGGAGTGGTTGTAGTCCCATCGTAACTTGTCCGAATTATATCAGCGTTTACGAATTTCCCACTTGATGTAATGTGGAGTAAATCCCCTCCCGTATTACCAAAAGAGTTTATTTGGAATGCGTCAGCAGTTTGTCCGTTGCTTAAATCAAGTCTATTTCCTACTATGTCTGTTGATAGGCTAGTGTGAAGTTTAGCTGATGGACTTGTTGCTCCTATGCCTACGTTGCCATCTGAGTTGATTCTCATTCTTTCGGTCAAAGTTGACAACAAAGGCAAGTATCCAGACGCTTGATTATTAGTGTAAAAAGCTAATCCCCCAAGGTTGTTGTTATATGTGCTATTTTCCTTTACTCCCTTAATAATACCGTAGGCTGCTCTATATCCCGTTTGACCAACTGGATTACCACCAAATACTAACTGCCCTCCGCTACCAGCAGAGAAATCACTTTCGTCAGATACCAAAAGATTGCCGTATTGCGTACTTGGTACTCCTATAAATTTTGTATTGCCAACATTTAACAATGAATTATAATTTAAATCCAGAGTTCCATTAATAAAAGCTCTACCACTTGCTGCGTAAAAACTGTAAGGAGTTGTCCCTGTGACATTTGCGTAAAATGCGTAGTATGCACTATTACTGTTACCTGTGGATGTTACCTTCACACCGTGGCGAATAACAAAATCACTTGAAGGACTTGTTATATCTATAACAGTA